AACTTGATGCAACCTTTTGAACAAAGTTAATGTCAGCGGAAACAGAGCCAAATGCGTTTAACGATGCTTGGTATTTAATAACACGCATCAAGGCAGCCGAAAGGCTACTTTGTGCTAATAGAGAAGCGGAGCAGAGTTGTAAACCAATAACAGTAGAATAGCTATCATAGTAAACGCCCTGGAAGGAAATAAACCTTCTATCGTGACTAATTTTAATATTTTTAACCTGATAAATCTTATTTTTAAATACTACTCTTGATTCTTCTGTAATTAAAGAAATATATCTTATGGTAAAATCACAAATATTTTTTGCCGTATTTTTACCCTCTATAATTGTCTCGTTTGATCCTGGTAACTTGCTTTCTGCAAATGCCCAAATAGTAGCAACATCTGCCCAACTCTCGGAAGCAAAACCAGTTAAACTCCGTGACCGGTTAACATTTTGAAGGATTATTCTATCCCTCATTTTGCCCGTAACTTCGTTCTTGTTGTACTTCATTAGAAAAGTTGTACGCGATATTGGTCTAATAAATATTCAGATGCCGTAGGTAATTTTTTGACATAATCTTGTCGATTATCATACGCATCAGTAATCATTAATAAAATAGCTTGTTTTATTTGCCCTGGCACCGCAGATGATTCAGAGCCATATCCAGCTGTATAAGTAATGGTAACATCATTAATATTACCGTACAATGTGGGCCATGTTTTACCGTAGGCTAATGAAAGCATTGCAGGTTTTTCAAAAGTATCTACAACATAATTTGAAGCTGCAAATGTTTGTGTAGTATTTTCTCCATCTGCATATTGAAAAGAACTTACAGATATAACCGGAGATACAGATAAGTAAATAGTGCTTAATTGCAGCCTATCTAATTTCTCTGTTATTGTTTGAGTTATTAATGCCTGATTCAAATAACGCTCCGCTGCCTGCCTTGCACTTTGCAATAAAGTAGTAATAAGAGCATCTTCAGTTGAGTCATCAACTTTTAGATAATCCTTTACCTCTTGTAGCGTAAAGATTTCGTTAGCAGGTTGCGTAGTTATTTTCCAAGCCATGTCTATATTTTTAATAAGGGATAGAGATTCCTCCCTATCCCTTCACTATCCCTATTGATTAAAGATTTTTCAAGTGCTTGATTGCAGCAGTCTGAATCAACTTGCCATCAAATCTTGTATACATCAAGAATCCTAATTCCATCTCATCCATAAACCTTTCACGCAATGGCACAAGGACATTGTTAGCTACTTGGCGGATGATGTACTTAGACCAATCTCCAAAGAAAATAATCTTTGCATCAGCAGCCTGTGCAGATGGAAGATCATTATTAATGAAGAAATTGTATCCTAACAATCTATCCGGAGTTCCCTCTCTAAGAGATGGCTGGAACAAAGTAGTGTTATTAGTATCCAAGTTTAACTTTCTAACCGCACTTAAAATCTGGTCATGCATCATGAATGCAGCAGATGGTGAATTACGGTAAGCAATGTCAACAGAGTGAACAAGGTCAACTAAGTTAGCAGCTGTGAATGCACCTGTAGAGGCAGATTCAACACCGGAAGGTGCTACATCTCTAAATCCAGTCGGTTTGCCAGAACCATCACCAGTTGTAAATGCAGTGTTTAAGCCACGACCTAAACGCTCACCTAACATAATAGGTAACTCTGTGTTTAATAAACCAAACTCGTCATTTGCCCATTCTACAGATACTTTTACAAGTGTGTTTAAAACGTGAGCAGAGAAAGTTTCTCTTGTAAAGGTCATGTCCTGTACAGTCACCGCTCCGCCTTCAGTATGCCATGTTCCTGCCGTTGAAGTATCATTTACCTTTGGCCAGTACAAAGTACCTGCCTGTGGAGTAGTGATAATACGAGAAACATTAAGCATTGGGCCGTAGTAAGCCATTGTCTTTTCCAACTCATAAGAGAATTGGTAAGGGATTACATAACCACCGGCTAATCCAGTCTCCGCAGTAGTGATCGTAGCAGTTCCACGCATCTCTCTAAGCATTGATTGCTCATTACTTGTCAAGTCACGCTTTGCAAGAGCTTTCATAAATGCCGTATGATACTCTGGTGATTTTACTATCTCCCTTGCATCTCTTGGTAAAGCATTAATGGTTTGTTCAACTTGATTAATACCTCTTTCCTCAGTGTTAATGTCATTCCATCTTTCTAAACGAGAAATCTGGTCTGTATAGTTTTTAAAGTTAGCATCAGCGGCATCCCATTGTGCCAATTCTTCGGCATTCATTAAACGACCTTCTGCAGATGCTCTCTTTTGCAAGTCTTCCATTATCGCGTAATCGGAAGCCCGCTTTTCTCTCAATAATTTAGAGTTCATTATTTTGTTTTTAAATTTAATAAATGCAGGGCATTCCTGCGTAGCTCGTTCTGTATATTAATTTCTGACCTAACAGATATATCAATTATTGTTTGCAAATCTTTATCTATTTCCTTTGTAGCATCGTAGCTTCTTTTTGCCACCATTGTATCAGGATTAGCTGGATAGGTTACCGGAGAAACATCATACACTTTTTTAATTGAGCGTATAACTCTTTTAGGTTTCATTCCCTTTCTTTCTTGCCAGTCTTCAGCTTCTACGGTAAATGCAAAGCTACTTTGGTACACGTCACCACGCTTAACCATTTCAAGTAAATCATTGCCTAATGTAGTGTTTGGTGCTTCAAATTCATATTCCATTGAATTACCTGTAACATTTAGCTTTAAGGTACCAGATGATGTTCTTGCAAGTACCATATTTTGATCATGGTTAAACAATGCTACAACATCATCCATATCTGCCTGACTTAATGATTCTGGAGACATTTCCTCATCGTACCATCCCATGTCATAGGCAGAGTTAAACACTGTGGCAGTACCAAAAATAGTACGGCTTTCAGGTTTAGCCCTTAGTTCAAAATTTATGCTTCTTTTTTCCATATATTTTAATCGTTAGTATCGTTACTATCGTCGTTTATAGTTTCGTTTGATGGCTCTATCTTAATATTAGATGCTAAAGGCAATTCATAACTATCTCCACCTTCATAAGGATTCATATTCTCCTTAATCCGGATTTCGTTTGGAGACATTGCTAATACATTTCTCATAGTTGTATAATAAGAAGATCTTGCTGATATATCACCACGAAGCAAACCATCAAGATTAAAGCGAGTTGTAAACTTTTCCTTTTCTGCCTCAAAAAATATCTTCTTATTAAATTCTGCCTCTATTGTTTCGCATAATGGCATGATAGTATAATTTACAAACATTTGGCTTAACTGTTCCATGTTGCCAAATGTAGCTTTATCCATATCCTCTAAAAGAACACCAGGAACACCTGTTATCCTTGCAATGTCGGAAATGGTAGCTTTCTTTGTTTCGTTAAATGCTGCATCGGCAGGATTTAAACCTACCTTTTGGAAATCCATTCCTTCTTCTAAGATAGCAGTTCCTCCAGCGTTTTGACTTCCACCAAATGCTCTGTTAAAGCTACTTTTTAGTCTATCGTATGCCTCATTAGTTAATCTTCCAGGATGCTTTAAAACTCCGTTTAAGTGCGCACCATTTTTGTAAAAGTTAGCACCATAATTTCTGTTGGCTAATGCTAACCCAAAATTGTCACGGTGAACGTCTGGCACTAACAACGCCTTAACACCATCCCATGCAAGATTAGGTATATAGATGATATTCTCACCTCTATATGTCTTGTTGTTTTCTTTATTCTTAAATACAAGTTCATTCCTGCTATTATATCCTATCTCCATTTTGGTAGGATTTAAAATAGTAAGGCTATTTATTCTTGTAGTTATGCTATTCCTATTAATGGCTGCGTAAAATGCACCATGCGCTAAATAGTGTAGCACCATTGTTTTGTAAAACGTATGCGAAGTGTATAACTCCGAAGGCTCTCTGGATACTACCTTGTAATTAGGATGATCCTTTGCTATTCTTATACCACCATTATCTTCTTTCTCAATAATATCAAAAGGTATAGAGGCAATAACACCTCCAAGTATTTGAGTAGCTCTGTAAAAAGCAGGAAGACCTATAATTGCGTATTCATCAACCGCTACACCGGCAGCACTGCCACGCTGAAACAATGCACCTAAAGTGTCACCGTTTATTGGTGTAGATGGATTTTCTATCGAACCTCGTTTCGACGAAAAAAAAGACCGCATGGAGTTAAGTATAGCCATGCGGTAAAAATAAACAAAATCAGTATGAAAATTACAACTTACAGTAACAAGTTAAACAAACCTAATATCCATATAGTTTTTCTTTGCTTTTCTAAAGCTATTGTATGTACTATATTTCTC